CTGAACTTCAGCGTATTCGAGATGGCGGACGCGCAGACTCCAGCGCTGTATCAAGCGGCGCGGCAGCGGTCGCCCATCAGCGTGATGCTGCAACTCGGCCAGACGAGCGGGCAGTTGTTTGGAGCATATATGCCGGCAATGGTGCCGGAGGTTCCTTCTTTCGACGATTCAGAGACGCGGTTGCAATGGAAATTTCAGAACAGCCGGGCACAGGGGGCAGTCAACGATGAGCTCTACATCGCGTTCGCTTAGAAGCGAGGCGGAACATTCCTACGACAGCGCGTTGTGGTTCGATGCGGAGTCGGTGGCCGGAGTGAGATATGCGATCGCGCGGCTGACGTTTGGACGAAGGTTGGAGCTGGCGCGTCGGATTCGGGAAATCGGGCGCAAGGCGGAGTTTCTGGCGGCGGGTACGGACGCGCGGGAGAAGCTAGAGGCCGCAGTAGTGGGCGCGGAGGTGGACCGGGCATATCTGGAGTGGGGATTGCTGACGGTGGAAGGGCTGACGATCGATGGAGAGCCAGCGACTCCGCAAGCGGTGGTGGATAAGGGCCCGCTGGAGTTGGCGACGGAGATCCTGGGCCGCGTGAAGGCGGAATGCGGCTTGAGCGAGGCCGAAAGAAAAAACTAACTGTCGCATTCCATTTTCTGAGCGGGAATCAGGCCGGATGGAAATGCGAGTCATGCAGACGGCAAGGGCTGGAAGGGACGCGCCGGTGTGGGTGGATTTCCGACGAACAGCGCGGGCCGCGGAGAGTGGTATGGGCGCGGGGACGCACTTCGACCGAAGAATGCCCGCGGTCATGGGTGACACCTGAAAGTATTGGCTGGGTGGAATGGTTCTTCGCGAGCAAGAGTCTGGGCAGGGGCGAGCTGGCGGCGCTCCCGGCGAGGGAAGCTGACGCAATGTTGACGCTGGAAAAAGAGTGGCGGGAGGCGAGGGATGACAACCAAAGGTCCTGAAAGTTTGGCGGGTTTGTTGCGGGCGAGCGGACTCAGCGGCGGCGATTCGCTCAATACGCACATGACTAGCCTGGCAGATCAACTGCAGCAACAGCAGACCATCAACGACGCTCTGATGCAGCAGACGTTGGCGGCGATGGTGCAGCCCGCAAGTGGCGGAGGGTCGGCGGGCGATTCGATCCTGGGCACAATTGGCAGTACGCTCGGGGGCGTGTTGGGCGGCGGCGTCGGTCTGGCGCCATTGGTTTCGGGTCTGGTGGGGCTGTTTGGTGGCGGTGATTCGAGCACCGCAGCGCTGCCGACGTACATGGCGCCATTGCCTATCTATTTGGACGCAGGCTTCCGTGAAGGAGTCGGCGGCGCGTCCGGAGTAGATGCAGCGCAAGGCGGTGTGCCGAGAGCAATGACGAATTCGCCCTCGCCGCAGATCACGGTGCAGGTGCAGGCGATGGATAGTCAATCATTCCTGGACCACAGCGGGGATATCGCTCTGGCTGTCCGGCAGGCGATGTTGCAATCCGGTGTATTGAACGACGTAATTCGCGAGGTGTAGTGTGGCAACATTTCCAGCATTGAAAAGCGGGGCAGTGGCGCAGTATGGGTCTAGTCGGACGCGCGGGTTCTCGACGCGTATGTTCCGCTTCCTGGATGGCCGTGAACAACGGTTTCAAGATTATGGAGCGCCGCTTCGGCGATGGACGATCCGGCTGAGCCTGTTGGATGAGGCGGAACTGACGGCGGTGGAGTCATTTTTTAGATCGCAGGGCGGACAGGCCGAGAGCTTTGCGTTCCCCGACCCATGGGATGGCACGGTGTACGCGAACTGCAGTTTTGACAGCGATCAGCTGACGACGCAGTACGTCGGGCAGTCGAGCGGGGTGGCGAGCGTCACCGTGAAGGAGAACCGAAGTTAACATGCTGGTTTTTCCTCAACTGACGACTGGCGCGGCGGCGCTCTATCCGGTGATCAAGCAAGGGCTGCAACGCACCGTGGTGAACGTGCTGGCGGATGGGAGCAGGGTAGTGTATGCAGATTCCGACGGAGCGGTCGCGGGCTGGTCGCTGCGAGCGACAGGACTGACGCTGGCGGAGTGGAACGCCATCGAGAGCTTATTTCAGCAGACGTCGGGTATGTCGGGTACGTTTACTTTTCTCGATCCGGTGGGGAATCTTCTGCTCCAGAGCGAGAACTTCAGTGCGGGCGCGTGGACCGCTGGCGCACTGGTGCAATTCACTGGTGGGATCGCCGATCCGTTCGGTACCACGCGCGCGACGCTGCTGGTGAATACCGGCCAGGCAGCGGCGGGGTTGACTCAGATGCTCAACGTTCCCGGAGACTTTCAATATTGTTTGAGCGTCTGGGTGCGCAGTTCTTCGGGATCGGCGGTGACGCTGGCGGTAGCGAATACCAGCAAATCCTTCGCGGCCGGGATGCAATGGAGAAGAGTTTACTTTTCTTCGAATCCAGGGCAAGCAGGAGCGACGACGGTTACGTTCGGGGCGCAGGTTGCAGCGGGGGCCTCCGTGGAAGTGTTCGGGATGCAGGCAGAGGCGCAACCGGGGCCGTCGGATTATAAAATGACCGGCACTGCCGGCGGTGTGTATCCGAAAGCGCGGTTTGGCTCCGACCAAATCACCGTGACTGCACAGGGAACCGACGTTTACGACGCGATGATTCAAATTGTGAGTACCGAAAGCTAGACCCATGCCGACCATCGACCAAATCAAAGAGCAGGAAACGCCCGCGACACCGCTGTTCCTTTTCGACTGCGTGCTGGCGTCCGGCCTCACGGTGCGATGGAGCACACATGCCGTCACGGTGGGCGGCAACGTATATCCGGCGCGGCTGCTAAAGCACAACCTTGCGGCATTAGTGGCTTCGTCCGACCAGGGCGTGGATGGCGCGCAAAAAATAATCGTAACTCTGGCCAACGCGGATTCGCATTTTTCGCAGATTGAACGCGAAACCGGATTCCGTGGCGGGCGCGTCACCGTTCAGTTCCTGTTTTACGACTTAGCGGCAAACGCGCCGGTCTCGGAACAGCGAGTGATTTTTCTCGGAACCGGAAGCATGGCGGAGGAAATCACGGAATCGGCGTTCCGCGTCAGCTTTACGAACCGCCTCAACCTGCAGCGGATCGTGCTGCCGGAGGCGCGAATCCAGCGGCAATGCCCGTGGTCGTTTCCCTCCACCGACGCGCAGAGATTAGAAGCGCTGAATGGCGGACCTAAAGGAAAATATTCGGCGTTGAACCGCTGCGGATATTGTCCGGATCAGACCGGCGGAGTGGGAAATCTGGACGGTGCGGCTCCCTTCACGAGTTGCGATTACACGCGTACCTCCTGCGTGGCGCGGGGGATGTTCGACACCGACAGCGCCAGCCGCGTGACGCGGAACTTCGGCGGCATCGAATTCGTCCCGGCGCAGCTTCAGGTGCGCAGCTTCGGTGAGAGTGGAACGCATCTCTCGTCATTGATCGACAACCAGGCGCGGTACAACGATTTCGTTCCGCTGGTGTATGGTACGGCGTGGTATCAGCCGCCGATCACCTTCGCTCGCAATGACGGCAATCTTACGCACATGGAAGTGCTGCTGGGGATGGGGCAAATCGAAAACGTGGTCACGGTGGTCGTGAACGGGGTCGAGATCCCACAAGGCCAAAGCGGCAAGGACATGACTGCCACCGGCTGGTTTAATCTGGTGACCGCGGGGGCGCGGAACGGTGCGTTGAATGCCGATTTTGTGGACGCGTCCGGGCAGCCGCTGGGCGATCCATATGGCAGCATGGCAGTCCTCAGCGTAGTGGTACCGAATCAGGTGAGCAGCGCGCAATCGCTCCCCTCCATCCATGTGCTGCTGATGGGGCTGAAGCTGGAACGGTTCGACAGCGGCGGGATCACGTTAGGAGAGGCCTTCACCAACAGTCCGCCATGGGTGCTGCTGGATGTGTTGCGGCGCAGCGGATGGCTGACGGCGGAAATCGATCTCCCCAGTTTCGCGGCGGCAGCGGCGTATTGCGACACGCAAATTCCGACCATCGACCTGTACGGTAACGCCATCTCGATCCCGCGGTTTCAATGCAATCTGGTCATCAACAAACGGTGGAGCGCGGCGGAAGTGGTGAAGGGAATTCGCAACGGCTCTAGCTTGATGCTGGCGTATGGGCCGAGCGGGCTGCTGCGGCTGCGCGTCGAAAACACCCTGGCGCTGCAGCAGCCCGCGCTGCCGGACGGCAGCAACAGTACCGAGACGCTCAACGCAGGCTGGCCGGCGTATGAGTTCAGTGACGGCTCGGCGGCATTTTCGGGGATTGTACGCAAGGCGAACGGTGATCCGGCGATACGGCTGTGGTCTCCTAACGGCGCGGACGTCGCAAACCGCCTCGCGGTGGAATTTCAAGACCAATTCAACCAATATTCGCAAGACAGCCTGGGTCTGGTGGATATCGACGATGCGCTGCTGACGGGGCGTGAAGTCACCGCATCGTTCGCCGCCCTCGGATTGCCGAATTTCGATCAAGCGGCGCGCATGATGCGGCTGCATCTCGACAAGGCGCTCAGCGGTTCGACGTTCGTGGAATTCGAGACGACGGTGAAGGCGGTTGGGCTGACGCCAGGCGATCTCATCAGCGTCACTTATCTGAAGGAGGGTCTGGAACGGCAGCCGCTGCGAGTGGTGCAACTGGCTCCAGGCCGCAACTTTGAGAGCGTGCTGGTGACGGCGCAGTGGCACGATGACGAATGGTATACGACCGGCGACGCGAGCACGATGGGCGGCAGAAGTCCCAGCGGGGCCGGGTTGGGGCTGCCCAAGCCGTTGGTTGGAAGCGTTGTCGACAGCAACGGCATCGAGCAGTTCGGGATTACCGAAACGGTGATTCAAGGAGCGGTCGGGGGCGCGGTGTTATTGAGCGTCGCTTTCGTGCCGCCCGCGCTGCCGAAGGCAACGGGCGCAGCGATTCCACTAGTGAGCCTCTCGCCGACCATGCCGGCGACCGGAGGCACGCTGGCCGGCAATCAGAATTTGTACTACGCGCTGACGGCGCTGGATGCGAGCGGCGCGGAGAGCGGATTGTCCTTCACGGCGCGGGCTACGATTCCGTCAGGAACCAACACAAACGAAGTGACGCTGACGGGTCTGAGTTTTTCGCCGCAGACTGCGGCGTTCAACGTCTATAGAGGTTTGAATCCATCGCAACTGCTCAGGATCGCGGCGAGCGTGGCAGTGGCGACGTCCTATACAGATGCGGGAGCAACGCCGGAGCTGGTGGGTCCGCCGGATTCCAATTACGATCATGCGAATTTCTCGTGGCGGCGAGAACTGCAACCCGAAGCGGGCGCGACCGTCTTCACTGGGACGACGATCGGCAACGGCACGCTGGGGATGGCGGCGGATGAATTCCTGGGCAAATCCGTGCGGATCACGCGCGGAACCGGCGCCACCCAGGAACGGGCGGTGACTGGTAACGATGCGACCACTTTGGCCGTTGCGCCGCCGTGGGCGGTGATTCCGGACACCACGAGTTACTTTGTGGTCGCCGACTCGGCCTGGAATTTCGGAGCTGTCGGTGCGACCAGTCCGGTGCAGATGCAGGTTCCGAACTGGGGCGGGCAGACAGTGGAGATCTCGGGGCGATCGGCGAACGTGCTCAATCAGGAGAGTCGGTACGAGCTGAATCCTCTGACGCGCTGGCAGATCGGAAGCGGCGGCGCGGGGGGCGACACGGGCTTTCCGCCGCTGCCGGACTTTGTGTTGACTCCGGCGGGGCAGGGAACTGTTAACCTTACGGGAATCACTTTCCCCAGTCTGCTGAATACACTGACGATTGCGGCGGGATCGCTCACGCTGTTCTACTACGACGAGCTCAACGGGCCGTCGACGGTGAGCTTGGCGGGCGGGATCGCCGCGACGGACACAACGGTCACGTTGAACGCTGTAAGCGCCGCGCAGCCGGATGATTTCATCCAGATCGACGCGGAAATCTTGCAGGTTCAAAGTCTGCAGAGCGGGGGCCTGCAATTGACGGTCACACGGGGCGCGCATGGAAGTGTGGGGGCGGCGCATGCGGCGGGCGCAATCGTTTATATGCTGGAGCGGACCACGGTGATCCCAGCATTTGTGGGCGCATTCTTCTCGAGTCCGGCCAGCGCGAACTACAGCTACTCGGTCTTTCTTCCGGACGTGCGGGTCGCCGCGGCCGAGTTTTATGTCAGCAACACGTATGGCACCAGCCCGGTGATGCATGTGCCGTATTCGGCCACTACCGATGGCGGGCTGCGCACGCTTTCCGGCGGGCAGATCGCTCTGCAGGTGGACGGATACCTGGCAGTGCAGACGGATGCAACTCCGCCTTTTGTGATGGACGAAGCACATGTACCGCGGGACATGTTCGCGACCTTGCGGGAGGCGCCATCAGGCGGGGCCGTGACCTTGCTGGTTCGTCAGAACAGCGGCGCTTACTCGACGCTGACGATCGCGGACGGCGCCACGGTTTCGAATACAGTAAACGGTCTCGGCCTGCCGCCATTCGAAGTTGGCGCGCAGATCCATCTGGATGTCGTCAATGTACCGGGCGCCGCCAATACCTTGCCGGGGCGCGATCTGACGGTGACTATCCGGCTCTAGAGAATGCCTCAACAAATTCAGAAGCTGAGTCCGCACCGGGACTTGCAGTGTTTCTTCTTTCAGCCTTCGGCGGTGGCGGCGTTGAGCGGCGCGTCATCGACTGGATTCACGGTGTCGGGGACCTGGCGGCAGCAATTCGATTGGGCGGTGATCGAATGGAATCGCGACAACGTTTATGAGCATCCGTTGTTTCGCAATCTGCCCGACGGCGACTTGAGCGGTTTGATGCTATCTTACGACGAGACGCGTGACAACTGCATTCCGCTTGATTCGGCGCTGTATGCGACGGTCGACTGGCCCAGCCTGCGAGTGTGGGCAACGCCGGCGGGCGGAAGCGAGACGCTTTATTACGTGCCACTGGCGGCACATGCGGCGGCAATTGCGGGGAGCTACCAATGCGCCTACGCCGACTTCACGTTGTCGGGGACGGTGAACCCGGGCGACTACGTGGGGCTGTCGTTCTTGACGGAGGCGTATACCTACCAGTTCTTGAGCGGAGACATTCTCGCAAACGCGGCGCAGGCCATCACGGATAGCGTCAATGCGTTTTCTGCTGTGATGAAAGCCACGCGTACCGGGGCAACGGTCCGGCTGTATTACACTGACGGGGCGACCATCGCCGCCAGCACAGCGGGCGCGAGCGGAAATCGCTTCGCAGTGTATTCGTATTCGACGGGCGTGGCCGTGTGGGACGCGGGTGCGAAAACCTTCGCTAATGGAACGTCGCCAGCCGCATGGAGAGTGACGCTTGATTTCAGCGCACTCCAGGGCACGATTACGCCCGACCTTTCGGGCACCTTGTACACAATCCCCACAAACCTGATTCGCAAGATGCGATGGACTTACGCGGCGCAATTGCAGGCGGCCGCATTCGCCCGCAGCGAGTTCAGCGTGGCGGTGACGAACTGGACAGTAACCGGGACCAATCGAACTTACTCCGTTGCGGGTCCCGGGAGCCTGCGGATCGAAGACCACGATGTGTCGATGGTTTTCAGCGGCGCTTGGACCGAGGTGCGAGGCAACTATTCGGGCGGTACGATTCACAAGACCACTACTCCGGGCGACTCCCTAAGCTGCACTTATCAGTCGACGCACAGCCACACGCTTTGCGCTGGACTGCGCTACACGGGAATCGGAGGAGTGGTTTCGATCGTCGTCGATGGGGGAGCAGCAGTGTCCATAGACTTGGCAATCCCGGCGGAAGATACCCTGTTCCGCTATTCGCTGGGGACGTTCGCCGCGGGATCGCACACGGTCGTGGCAACCCACGCAGGCGCCACTGGCACGGAAGTGTATATCGATTTTCTGGAACTCGCCGCCCCGTCGACCGATCTGCCAGTAGTGGAGAACCAAGCGGTGGTCACACTGGCAACCGACTGGGACACGCTACATTGCATCTCGCTCCCAGCGGAGCGTACGGCGTGGATGCTCACTTCGCTCAATTTTGTCGGGCGGGCGAATCACTATGTTGGTGCATTGTGGTTCTACGAGCTGGTGCGAGTAGGGCACGTGTACTCCTCGGCTACTGTTACATTTAGTGGGACGCCAGCGCCGAACGCTTACGTGATTCTGACACTGGGACAGACCGGTCAGCCGCCACTGTCCGATACGGTTTTGCAGAAACAGATCCATGTGGGCGATACGGCGGATACCATCGCGCTTGCGTTTGCGCAGGAGCTAAATCGGGGTTATACCGGAGTGTGGGCGAGCGTGGCGGGGAGTGTGCTCACCATCACGGCGCGAACCATGGGACTGGCTGGGGACGCAAACACCGTGGCCGCGACCACCACTAGCGGCGGCTTCACCGCGATGACTTCCGGGTTGAATTTCACGGGAGGCTCGGACGGCAACTGGCGGACGGACCTGACGGCCAGCCCGGCGCTCAATCGCGCAGTGCGAGACTGGAGCGCGGCCTACTTTACGGCGCTGGTAGGTTTTGGGATCGACGTGGCAGCGTCGTTCAGTATGGAACTGCAGCATGGCGATCCCAGTGCAGAGGCGGGGATCGCGCAGGTGGGTCCCGCAGGCGATCCGATCCTGCTGCCGACTCCCTCGCTCCAGACCAACTTTTCGCCGGCGAGCCTGGCGTTCTGGAAAGTGGTGTATGAAGAGATGGCGGCGATCCAGGCTGCGGCGGGACTCACGCCTTATCTTCAATTCGGCGAAGTGCAGTGGTGGTATTTTCCAAACGATGGGTTGGGTACCAACTTTTCAGGCATGCCGTTCTACGATGCTTGGAATCTCGCCACCTTCGCCGCTCTCTATGGTCATCCACTGGCGACGATCACGCTGAATACGGCGGACCCGGCGGCTTATCCGGATGAAACGGCGTATCTGCCCACCGTTATCGGCAACTTCACCGCGGCCATCATGAGTTTCGTTCGGTGGACGCAGCCGACGTGCCGCTTTGAAGTGCTGTATCCCACCGATGTGAACCAGACTGCGTTCAATCGGGCGATCAATTATCCGGCGGCAGTATGGACGCCGGCTGCGCTTACGTGTCTGAAGACTGAAGCGTTCGGCTTCACTTTTGGGCGCAATCTCGACCAGAGTTGGGTGACGCTGGATTTCGGCAGCGCCCTCGGTTTCACTGCTGCGCAACGTAGCCATCTGGTGGGTGCCGGCGACTCGACGGCGGCGTGGCTCAAGGAAGTACGCGCCGCGGCGGGTAAACGCTTCGAGAGCGTGGTGCTGTTCGCGATCGACCAGTTCTGTCTGATTGGATATGAGGTGCCCCTGTCCGAGGGCTTGCGGCGAAGTTTTCGGACCGGCGGATGA